CTGTACCACTAGAAGAAAATCCCATTACGTTTGCAGATTTTCTAAACAATCCTAAATCTGTATCTGTATCAAAAGAAAGAGCAGGAGTAGAAGCACTTGAGGAATCATCAATCAAAAGCTGACCTGTCATTGTACCACCAGCTTTAGGCAGTAAACCTAAATTATCTTGATCTATATTTCCTATTTCAGTAAAACCACCATTACTTGAATTTCTTATCTTTAATATTTTTGAAGTGGTATTAAGAAATGGCATACCAGCTACACATTGACTTGCCGCTAAATCACTTGACTTAGAATTACTTGATTGAATCGCAGCAAAAACATTGTTGAGGTCAGTCCTTACATTTGCTCCAGATGCGTTTTCTATTGTATAATTTGTTACATCGGCCATAGTTAATAACTATTTTCCTCCATGTTAACCTCCTTTGCCGAAACCAACAGCACTGTAGGTAAAGTTCCTATCAATACTAGCATTACTTGAGTTTTTAAAATGAACTGTAAAACCAGTTCCAGATATACTTGAAAGCTCAAAGAAATCACCTGTAGCCATATTCTGAGGAGAAATATTAACAGAGGGTAAAAAATTATTTAAATTGCCCAAAGCAGAAGTTCCAACAAAAAAGGGTGCTGTGAAGGATACCGCTTTAGCTCCTGCTCCAGACGCTATAACAGATGACTGCTCAGTTCTGGAAGGCATGGTAGCAGTGTATCCTGCTTGTTGAAGGTTCATATTTTGTGCTGTATCTACTGTGCTTAAAGTAATTCTGAACTGAAACCCTCTACCTTTAAATGTTCCGTTAGCAAAGTCATTAAATGACGAGTATGTAGGAGAGCTAGAAGGATTATCGGTCGTGGTACGTACAGCCATTTTTGCGTTTACATCTTGAGCTATCGAACCATCAAAATCTGTCCAGGTATCTATATTGTCTGTCCTGTTATCAAACTGATCTCCTGTGTAGAAACCAACTCCTTGAAAGTGTCTTTTTAAAGTAAGAGAAAATGTACCGCCAAGATCAAGAGTTTCTACAAAATCATAAGTACCATTAGCATTTACTGTTGGATCTATAAGCTTTAATCCTCCAAGAGTTGAATCAAATACTACATTAGACTTTGTACCGTTATATGGTGTTCCATCCGTATCTTCCCTGTCAGTTTTAACAATAATTGAATCTAAAATATCAACAACAGATAAAGATACACTAGCTGCGTTGGCACTAAATCTACCGCCATCATCTTGAAATTTAAGCAGATAAGTTCCTGGAAGTGCAGCGCAGATTACATCTGTTGAACTTCCTGCAACCGCCTCTACGACATCTTGAGCAGATTGAAATGTAGCCGCACCACCTGTTTGATTTGTATGTCTTACATAAACACGACCACCATGAAGAACATCAATAGCAGTTGCCTGATTAAATTTTAATCTTATAAATTGTTCATTTATAGGTTCAATAGTAAGTCCAGAAACATCTTCTGGTAAAGCCGTTTTCCCTTTTGCTACAAATGTTGTAGTAGCAGGATTAACAGATAAAGTCAGAGAAAGGTTGTATGAAAAAACTTCAATAGTATATGTTCCCTTCTTGGTATCCAATAGTTCAAAATCACTGCTAAATACGACTTGAGATACGTAATTATTATCTTCGTATTTATAATTAACTAAGTATTGAGTGCTACCATCTACAGGTTGCCAATCAATAATTAGTTTACTTCTAGCAATATTGTTTATAACAACTGTTTTTTCTACAACTGTTAAATTGGTTGGTGTTGCAGCAGGAGCATTTAAAAGTGATATTGTTCTTGTTGGTAAAGCTACTCCGTTTTCAATAAAATTATATTTACCCTCGACATAAGTAAGTGCTGTTATCACGTAATTAATATCATCCTGTTCTTCAACTTGTATAACTCTGAATAACTGTGTTTGTAGTGTTGTGCTTGAAACAACGTATGGTGAATTAGTATTTGGTGCAGAAGAAAATGCAGAACTAACAGTTATAACTGCATTAGTAATATCAGATATGCTTTTTGATTCAACAGTGCCGTCAGACAGAATAACGCTAATTGTAGGATTATCATTTAAGGCAGGTAAAGTTGTTTCCGATTCTGCATCTATGGTTATTGCAGTTGTTGTCGCAGATACAACACGACCACCTCTTCTTACTCCTGCTCTTACTGGATCGTTTACTTCAATAACAGATCCAGGTCTTACAACAACACCAGAATCTATTGAAGTTGTAAAAGTAATAGTTTCAGATTCATTTTGTTCAGCGAAAAGTATTGCACGACCCAATCTTGCAGCTTGATTACGAGAAGTACAAGCAAAAGCTTTTACCTGTTTTACTATCGTTCCAAATTTAGATATGGCTGTCGCATCTTCTACAACTTCAAAATCAACCTCCTTTGAATCCATATTGAAGTAGCTGACAGATATAACACTATGTCTAGTTTTTAAACTGCTACCTGAGTAATTGAAACCACCCTCTCCGACATTTGCCAAGTTAAATAAATAACTGGCTGATGTTGGTTTATCCTGAGATATTGTTATACCTCCAGCAGACCATATAGGCATACATCTCATAACTCCTGATAAATCGTTGATTGCTGCAAATGCTTCTTTAGGACTTTGAATATTTACATTGCAACTAAATCTAGCTTCTTTTGCTCCTGATCCTGTCCCATCATCAACTTCTTCATTGGCGAACTTACTTGCTGCTACAAAACTAAATAAATCTAAATTACTATCTGTAATATGATTCCCTAACCCATAACGAGTATTAGTAAGTAAATCAAGCAAACACATCGCAGGACAGTTGGTATAAACAGCAGCACCCATAACACCATTAAAAATATAACCACTTGGATAAACTATTCTGCCTGTTGCGTTATCAACCGTAGGAGTACCAGAACCAGATGCTCCTGTTCCTGGTATTCTTACCTTTACTCCTCTTATCCGATATTTTCTTGTAGGAATACGATTAAATTGTTTACTATCAAGTCTTAAAGCAACATAAGCACTGTTTGGATAAGTCGAAGTATTATCTATAACTTCTTGCAAACTTGTAAATTGGAAAGCATTAACTCTATTAGATTCTGTGCTATCTGCTGTAACACGAATCACTCTAATATCAACAGGAAAAGCACCTGTGATATTTATTCTATGATCTCTGGAATAAGCATCTGCTGTTCTGCCACTAACAGAAGTAGATATTACATCGGTAAAACCTCCAGAGTTATATTGCACTTGAATTTTATATTCAACTGTATCTCCTCTAATATCTCCATCATCTTCTGCAACTTGTATCTGAGGCCAAGTTAAATTAACTATCACAGCATCAACATCTGTATTAGTAACTTGTCTTGTTACAGGAGCAGAAGTAGTAACAGTGACAGCAACACCAGTAGGTGATCTACTTTCAGCAGGAATACCACTCATTGCAGTTTGGTTTGACGTTCCAAACTTAGATTTAAAGGTTACATCTTTGTAATTAAAATCAATATCAGCAGGACTTGAGCTAGAGGCATTTGAATTTAATATGGGTGTATCATCAAGAAATACATCTTTTAAACTTGCATTGTCATAAGCAGTTGTTCCTTTAGTAAGACCTTCTTTAGAAGCAGAAGCAAATCCTTCTATCTCACCTTCAGATATTAAATCTTGAACAGTAGCAAAAGCCCTGCTGTGCAAAGTATCAGGAGCACGATATGGAGGAGGTGGTGGCTTTGGTGGACCTCCAGAACCTCTAATAATTTTCTTTTCATCAGTCATGCTTCTACCTGATTAGTGTCAACTGCTGCACTTATTACAACACTTCCTGTAAATATTTCACCATAAACTATTGGAATTGAAGTACCAGCCCTTGATGTATTTTGAACTCCACCAAAATTAAAAGATAATTGTGGATCTTGCTCGGATTTAAACTCTTGCGGTTTTGGTAACGGAAAAAGCATTTCAGTAACTCCTGATATTGCTAACCCCATTCCTACATTCATAGCAAATGCACCTAAACCCTTTAAAGCTAAACCTTGACCACCAAACATTTGTAAAGCACCAAAACCTCCTGGTCCTGTAGCTATAGCAAGTCCTATAATCAATGCTCCCATTAAAAGTTTTCTACCGCCACTACCAGCACCACTTATAGCTGGTATAAAATGTATATCTTCTTGTCCAATAGGATAACTAATTTCATCTTTATCAATATCATAATTACCTACTTTTACCTGATAATATTGTGGACTCATATAGGCTTCCAAGTTTGGAAAGTTATGTATTAAAAAACTTACAGCTTGTGCAACACTACTAACTTTTACCTCAAACTCTTTATGTCCGACAAATTCTGCCAGTTTTCCATATAGTTTTACTTTACGAAGCATAGCGATACCTTTTACCAGTGCATTTTAATAACCACTCTGAATAGGGTTCTCTACAAGATAGTCTATCGGTTAAATGATGAATAACATCACCATCAAAAAATAATGCTACATGATTTAGAGTTGGATGCAAAATACTCATTAATAAAACATCTCCATTTTCTAATTTTTCATCTTTTCTAAGTTCTCTAAAGCCTGTTCGCCAAGCACAACTTTCAAACAATGGATTATGTAAAAACTCTTCGGGAGTTGTCGGCCTTTCCCAATCCTTGAGAGTAATATTCTTTTCTTCTCTATACCAATCTCTAACTAAACTCCAACAGTCAGTCACACCCCAAACCCATTGACGACCCAAAATTGGTGCTTTATATCCTGATGGTTCTAAATATCCCCATTGTTCTGTCTTTGGATTGACTATATACCACGGAAGCCCACTATCTTCGCAACTAACTTTGTCTGCCTGACTAGGAATAGGTGGAGTAATTGGGTGACTATGAATTACAGCTACAATCTCACCTGTCTTATCTGCTTTCACATAATCCTCTGGATCTAAAATAAAACATTGATGATCTGTTAATGCAAGATTATTACAAGGAAAATATCTTTCTTTACCCTTTACATTCAGTAATAATCCAACAGCTTCTTTAGGATCTTGGTCTTTCGCATGAGCCAATGCTTTATCTTTCCAACTCATTGAACAAACGTACCAATAGAAGGAAAAAGAGATCGAGTCGCTTGACGTCCTGGGATACGAACTCCTGCAAGATCCGTTGGTGCTGCAAGCTCAAATTCAACCACTTCTCTATTTTCTGATGCCTTTCTATCTATTGAATATATTTCTTGAGGAAATTCTGCATTTGGATCTGCTGTTGCATTTGTATTGTCAGCAAAGTTTACAGCATCAATAAATTTAGCTAATGTTCTAATTCTTGTAACAACTGCTCCTGTTAAATCGTTACCAGTTGTAGTTTCATTCACAGACAAAAGAATAGCAGAAATAATACCTGTTCCTGGGATAATTCCTGCATTACTTACTGTCATCTTTGGACGAGGCAGTTGTCCTTTTTGAAAAGCAAAACCTGTTACCTGTATCGGAAATCTCAAATAAGAATCATTCTTCCAGACTATTTCACCATTTGCATTAAGACTACTGCCAGAATGAAAACGGAAAATATCATTCGATCCATGTAATGATGTAGATAACTGCAATGTGAATAGTTCAATAATTGCAGAAGGATTTATAGATTGTAGATTGCTAAATACTGCTGAATTAACTGACATTAGGATGCAGGTTCAAATACTTGTCTAAATGTAGCTTGAATAGTAGCTCTATTGTTATAAGGTATCGACTTACTCCAACCTTCGCAAACAAATTGTGATGAACTAGATTCTCCTGGTGGTGTAAAAGCAAAGCTAGCACTATCGTTTGCTCTTGCATCTAAAAAAGTTTCTATCGTATCTGATTCTGTCTCTGAAACATTAAAAGTAAAATTAAATACTTTGGGATTTTGATGTGCTGCTATTCCAAATAATATTCTGTGTTCATATCCATCAGCGAAACGAATGGTGCGTGTTAATGGTGCAGAGTTTTTTCTTTGTCCGTATGTTGGTTTTATCGAAGGAAAAGTAGCCATTATGCAAGTAAACCTCCAGGTCTTTTCTGCTGTATTAATTCAGATTGTACTGCAACTGAGATAAGACGA